CTTTCCAACTCGTTGTTTTCCACTTCCTGATCGGCATCTATGCCTACATGGGTCGTGAGTGGGAACTTTCTTACCGTCTTGGTATGCGTCCTTGGATCTGTGTAGCATACTCGGCTCCTGTCGCTGCTGCGAGTGCAGTGTTCCTCGTCTATCCTTTCGGTCAAGGTTCTTTCTCTGACGCAATGCCTCTGGGTATCAGTGGCACCTTCAACTACATGCTTGTCTTCCAAGCAGAGCACAACATTCTGATGCACCCCTTCCACATGCTCGGCGTTGCTGGCGTGTTCGGCGGTTCTCTGTTCAGTGCAATGCACGGTTCGCTGGTTACCTCTTCGCTGGTTCGTGAAACCACCGAAAACGAGTCCCAGAACTATGGTTACAAGTTCGGTCAAGAAGAGGAAACCTATAACATCGTTGCTGCCCACGGGTACTTCGGTCGTCTGATCTTCCAATACGCTTCCTTCAACAACTCCCGTTCGCTGCACTTCTTCCTCGCAGCATGGCCTGTTGTCGGTATCTGGTTCACCGCTCTGGGTGTCTCCACGATGGCGTTCAACCTGAACGGTTTCAACTTCAACCAGTCCATCATGGATAATCAGGGTCATGTCCTGAACACCTGGGCTGATGTTCTCAACCGTGCTGGTCTTGGTATGGAAGTCATGCACGAGCGTAATGCTCACAACTTCCCCCTGGATCTCGCTGCTGCTGAGTCCACTCCTGTCGCTCTGACTGCTCCCGCTATCGGTTGATCGTCAGTACGATATAAAAAAACGGGGTCTTCGGACCCCTATTTTTTTCTCCAATGATTAGTACAGATACTCCATACAAATTGAGGGAAATAATTATGGATACTTACCCTCAGTTATACTGGTTAAAAGATTCAAAGGTTAAAACTAATGACAACAAGTACACTAACAATTCCACAGAGGGGGTGGTTCGATGTCCTCGATGACTGGCTTAAAAGGGATCGCTTTGTCTTTGTGGGTTGGTCTGGACTACTACTTTTTCCCACTGCTTATCTTGCAATTGGTGGCTGGCTTACTGGCACGGCGTTTGTTACAAGCTGGTATACCCACGGGATTGCGTCTTCTTACCTTGAGGGTTGCAATTTCCTTACAGCAGCTGTGTCAAGCCCTGCTGACGCTATGGGTCATTCTCTTCTTCTACTTTGGGGTCCTGAGTCTCAGGGAGATTTCGTCCGCTGGTGCCAACTTGGGGGACTCTGGCCTTTTGTGGCGCTCCACGGAGCCTTTGCTCTCATAGGTTTTATGCTTCGGCAGTTTGAAATTGCCCGTCTCGTTGGAATTCGTCCTTACAATGCAATTGCTTTTTCAGGTCCTATTGCTGTATTCGTTAGTGTTTTTCTTATCTATCCTCTGGGACAGTCGTCGTGGTTCTTCGCGCCGTCGTTCGGAGTCGCAGCAATCTTCCGTTTCCTCCTGTTCCTCCAAGGGTTCCACAACTGGACGCTGAATCCTTTTCATATGATGGGCGTAGCAGGTATCCTAGGTGGTGCATTGCTTTCTGCCATTCATGGTGTTACAGTAGAGAATACCTTGTATGAAGACAGTGATCAGGCAAACACTTTTAAAGCATTTGATTCGACTCAGGAAGAGGAAACTTATTCCATGGTCACTGCTAACCGTTTCTGGTCTCAGATTTTTGGTATTGCTTTCAGCAATAAGCGTTGGCTTCACTTCTTTATGCTTTTCGTTCCTGTCATGGGACTTTGGACAAGTTCTATTGGTATCATCGGTCTCGCACTCAATCTTCGTGCTTATGATTTTGTGTCTCAGGAAGTTAGAGCAGCAGAGGATCCAGAGTTTGAAACTTTCTATACGAAAAATATCCTCCTCAATGAAGGACTCCGTGCCTGGATGGCTCCAGTAGACCAACCACATGAGAACTTTGTATTCCCAGAAGAAGTTCTACCTCGTGGAAATGCACTTTGATTTGTGATATAATTAGAAGGGTATACACCCTTCTTTTTTTATGCAACAAGAATTCTGGTCCGTCTATGAGGACGGACGAAAGATTGCAGACTGTGGATGGGAAAGGGACGCTATGAATCTTTGTTCCATGCGTCCTAATAGAACTTATAGAAAGAATAAGTATCTACTAGATCAAGTAATTGATGTCACTGCTACTGTAGATAAGCAGTTGCCTGGTCAACAAGGACTCCCTGCTGGCAAGATCAGAGTAGGGGGACAAGAACTTGACATCCAACAATCACTACCCGAATCAGAACTTATTCATTTCAGAGTATGAAAAAACTTCTCCTTGCCTTACTGCTTGCAGCATCTCCTGTCATGGCAGAACCCACCAAAGGTTACAACACCTATGATGCTATGGGATGTATGCTCCTTCGTGAGTGTACGAATGGTGTTGATGAAGTGTTCAGTATGTTAGACATTAGTTCTAACTATAAAAATATGGAATCATTCACATCAGTGACACAAGAGTTCAATAATATGCTTATGTCACTGAATCAAGTCGGTGTCAAAGTATATCTTGCAGATGATAAGTATTTTCCACCAGGACATCGTGGTGTCTACCATACTGTCAGTAATGCTTTCTTCTTAAATAGAGAGTATATGGATCGCCCATCTACATTGATGAGCGTAATGCGTCACGAAGGATGGCATGCTGCACAGGATTGTATGGCAGGTAGCATCGACAATAGTATGATTGCTATTATCATGCCAGAGGAAGATGTTCCTATGCTTTGGCGTACCATGGTAGAGCGTACCTATCCTGCATCTGCTGTTCCTTGGGAGGCAGAGGCAACCTGGGCAGGTAAGACAGAGGGAATGACTATGAAAGCACTACAAGCATGTGCTGATGGTAACATGTGGAAAGTTTATGATCCAACACCTCTCACCCGTAAGTGGTTAGAAGAGGAGGGATTTATCAAGTGATCGAGTACGAAAGTATAGGATCAAATTTGATTCTGCCATACCTCATGGCAGAATCACTTGACAAAAACTTTTTTAAAATCAAAGATGAATTTAAAAACTGGATGGACAACTATGCGAAGGTCTATCAGACCAACCATAGAAGTAATGTAAACGGATTTCAAAGTCCAGATGATTTTTATATGGAGAAAGGTTTTTCTCCTTTTTTAAATTACATGAGTGAAAGGATACTTGATTTAGTAGATGAATTTAAATTGAATGAAGAGAGTAGCATTAACTGCATCCCTAGACTCTCTAACATGTGGTTTAATATAAATTATACGGGGTCATACAATACAGCTCACACTCATCCTGGATCTATACTTGCAGGTGTTCTTTATGTTGATGTTCCTAAAGATTCGGGAGACATTCAATTCAGTCATCATGATTTTCATAATCTGACTCTTGTCCAGCATACAGATATGACTATTGAACCCGTAGATGGGATGATGCTTTTGTTTCCCTCATCTCTCCAACACAGTGTTGATGTAAACTGCTCAGATAAATCAAGATATTCAATCGCGTTCAATCTCTATGAATACTATGAAGAAGACGGCGCCCGCAGAGAGTGGCCCAGCGACAGTGATGGATGAATTCCTTCCGAGGGATTACTTTGAGCATCTAAAGAACTGTGTGTTTAGTACACAGTTTCCTTGGATTTTTTGCAATGAGGTTGCAAATCTAGGGGAGATGAATGATGATCACTTCTTCTTTACGCACAGATTGTATGATAGATTCGAACCACAGAGTTCTTTTATGAATGAGATTGATGATCTTCTTATTAAACATTTGAACATAAAGTCTTTGATTCGAGCAAGAGTGAATCTATATCCCAACATTGGCAAGTTTATTGAGCACGATCTTCATGAGGATTATAAGTATCCTCACAACACAGCAGTATTATATTTCAATACTTGTGATGGATATACTGGATTTGAGGATGGTACAAAGGTTGAGAGTGTTGAGAATAGAGTCGTGCTGTTTGATGGATCAACTCCTCATCGGAGCACAACATGCACAGATCAGAAAGTTAGAATTGTTTTATCGGTAAGTTACTTCTGATAAATACTAAGAAGCTCATTTTCTTTTTGTCGTAATGCCTACTCGCATTAAACCAAAACGGAGTCTAACGCAAGGTCAAATTCCTGGTCTTAACGACCTAGAAGATGGCGAAATGGCGATTAATATAGTTGACCAAAAAATCTATGTTAGAGTCGGTGATAATGTAGAGACCGTTGCTTCTGCTGCAACAGGTGCTACTCCCGTCTTTGCCCAGGTTGATGGTCCACTTACGACTCAGTTGGTTGTTAATAAAAGATATCTGATTAACACCACTAACGGTGTTGTGAATGCAACCATGCCAATCGTCAACCTTACTATTGGAGACAGCATTGAGATCGCAGATGGCGGACAAAACTGGAGTATAAATAATGTTATATTGAGCTCAGCTTCGCATCAATTCAAAGATGCTATTGGCAACATTGATGATGGTCCTGTAAACTTAGATGTTTCGGGCGTGACTGTTATGTTCTTGTGGACAGGTAGTTATTGGAGAATCATTAGCTAATGGCACTCACTTTAAGTAACGCGCATTTTGAACCCAAAGATTCTACGGGATATTATGTGTATGCTCTGAGAAGAGATGAAGATGATATGCTTTGGTTCACCAAAGTAAGTGCTGCATCAACAACGGAATCTTTTGATCCGTTCCGTCTTGATGGAACTCAAGTGGAAGAGTTCGGTGATTATGATGATTATGTTGAAGAGACAACCGAACAAAAAGCACTTGCCAATAACCCGCAAGATAAATATCAACAGATACGCTTTGACAGGCGAAACCTTTTTTATTACCTAGACTCTGACGGGTATCTAACTCTTCAAGTCAACGGCACCTATTCATACCCTGGACCTGTTTAACGAGAACCTACAATGGCAGAATTTAGACTTGGCAGACTGAAGTTTAACTGGCGCGGAGCCTGGGCTGCTTCTACTG